GCAAGAAAAACCTCTGTCTCCCCAAAAAGAGAAAGTACAGGGTCAATAGCCAATAACCCGGCTAATGGGCGGTTGTTACGGAAACCAACTATGCGTATCCAGTGATAACCGGAGGACAACCAACATAATACATAAGTTGGAAATCATCCGCAAAGGAACGATATAACAGTGTAGTGCTTCCAATGGAAGGTGAATTAACACACACACACATACACGGTGTACTCTTGTCTACAGTGGCAGGGCTAGTTGTACTAGTCACAGACACTCTTGATGCTTTAGCCTTCGACAAATAAGGCGTGAGAACACTAAATGCTCCCATGTTGTTTTGCACAACCGACACACTGCAAGAACCATCGGTCTCATCAACATAAGGCCAATTTACAGTGGTCGTGAGCATACCAATAGATGCTCCAGTGCTTTCGTATATTCCATTTGTTGGAACATACATCGTTTCAGCCCTAGCCACCACAATCTGGTTGGGATTATAGTGTGCTGCACTCGCGGCACTAGTGCTAGGGACCATGGTCAAACGGGCGTCCCCCTTGTAATACCCATACATCATCATAATAAATGATTGCATGTCACCACCAAGGACGGGTCCTTGAATGACACCAGCTCCAGTCAAAGAAGTTGTGCAGGTAAACCATGGGTTTATGTTGTACTGTGTTGCGCTAAAAGGTGCTGCCGTTGAAAACACCCTATTATTCCTATTCAATAGTTGTTTCACAGAACTAAACAACTCACCAATAGACTCACTGGCATAAGTAGTATCCAGGGTAGACCCTCCACAAAGTATGCCTCCGGCCTCAACCTTCTTATCGGAAACCGTGCCTTCCATTTGCGCCTTAAAAGTTTGTTTGACACCACGATTCTTGGGGCAGGCAAGTTCAAAGTTTGAACCACCCGCCGCAATAATTAAACCATCCACAGTACCAGACGCAGTCTCAGGACATCTCAAAGGGTTCAAAACTCTTATGTTGAGTCGTCCACTCGGTGTGCTAGTTGCCAAATATTGATCGGCCACTAAGTATGGTAGCTCAAGACAAATGCTCCCAGAGTTACTCACATCGAGAATCTCTCTCAAACTGTAAGCACTGGTAGTAGTGTCTGGACTGGTGAATGATCCAGTTCCAGGAGTGAATGTTATCTCCAAACGTCCAGTATGGAAGTCAGTCTTAGCAAGCTCCAGCTGAAAACAAACTGTTCCACGCCACAACGAAAATCTTGTACCAAGATAATAAACAGGTGGCCCTGTGGTTATAGACACAGTGTGTCCACCAAGTGAAATTGTGCTAGCGAAACCCAAAACACTAGGACTGACATCCAGAGTATACAACAGATCCCCACTTACATGGGTTGTGCTCCACGTAAAGTTTTGACCAAAATTGCCAGCCAGTAAACCAGGTTGTTGATACAAAAATGCAGTACTCATTTCATCTCCGTCATATACTGACATCCTATCAGTGTTAGACACCTTTCGATCGGTGATTAGCCCTAATGGCACGGCAGTGTCCAACCCATCGCTGGTTCCCATGTACCTATTGAAAGCTGGTTGCATGTTCATTGGTGCTGATTCCATCGTTGGTTTGCTCCAACCAAAAACTGATGCAACCCCAGCAGCAGCGTTAAGGACCCACGAAGCAGTTGTGCCAGCTGTCCCTATCATTGGCACTTTCGACAATGAGTCGGTGACCTTTGACGACAATCTAAGTGCTTCTGTTATTGGACCAGTGTTAGCAGCAGTTCCCTCTTTGCTGCGCTTAACAGATCTCTTCAATCGGGGGGCTCGTGTGCTCTCCATCTGACACACATCTGGACGAAAGATTTTAGGCCGAGGCCCAACTGCACCTTCCATTTGAGGACAAGCTGGTCCAGCAAACTCAGCGTCCTCGAACGATAAGTAAATGGAGTATGGCACGGTTAGTGCACCCCCAGATCCAGTTCGCAACAGGGTCATGCTAGTTAGATTGGCTAGACCCCACGTAAAATCGGAAATCTTTGTATCATACCATGCGAAAGGGGATATGTACGGAATCTTAAGCTCAGCCGAAGAGTTCCGCACATCTATCATCACACCAGGAGCCATAAATTTGCTCTCGCGCAGAAGGTTCCTTGTGGCCAAGTTTGCTGGCTCAAGATCAGGATAATACCACAACCTCAACAAACCTTGCTGAAATGGGTTGCCATTCAATTCCACCCTAATGACAGCAGTGGCGCGTATTAGGCGGTTACCTCTAAACTTATCCACCCAAATAGCTTGAGAAGCAAGTTGGTTGGTAATGTTAATGGTATAGAGGTCTGCGTTAATAGCACCTCCGGTTGTCCAAGTTCCCGAAGTTATCATGACAGGTTTTGCCAAAAAGTCTCTCATCGCTTGGTGCTCTATAGGGACTTCTCCCTTGAACGTTTCAGTTGTAAGATCTAGAGCAGCACGTGTTCCAGTTTCCATAAACTCTGTTGTGACAGCAAAGTCACCAATTGTAATTTCATTATTAGTATTCATTTCCATAGTAGTAAAGTCAATACAAGCACTCTTCTGCTTGCAACTCAATGAGATTTCTTCCCCTATCTTGTAGCCGGGTAGCACTAGTCCAATTCCTATAATTAAAAAGATCAACATCTTATGGATGATGACACGGATTTGATGACCGCCTTCATTAGTATATTTAGGCTCCTCTGCAGGAGCGATGGTTCCATTTTTGACTGAGTTAGAGAGTTTAGGCACATTTCTAGGTGCCCTTAAAAATACTCAGTCTCCTGTGACACTGCCATTAACAGCGCCACCTTCCTGTCCCAAGTACTAGGGAAGTCCTCAGGATCCAAGATTTTCTTCATCTTGGAAGTCTCTCTTTCAAAATCATCAACACGATATGACAATTCTTTCACTACACAGTCAGCTCTATCACGCATAATGTGAGTTTCCTCTTTCTCCTTTTGCCAACACAAAATGTTCAAAATGTCCTTAAGGGGCATTTGTCCAATGTGTCGGTTGAGAATTTTCTCAAACACAAATTTCCGTTTGAGAAATCCAACATCATAGAGAGTTTTAAGATGATACTCACACCCGGTCTTGTCCTCATCCGTGTAACCCATTCCCATATGGGTTACCCACTTCTTAATTCCACTAAACCCCACTGTTCTGATCAATTTAGGACCATATGTTGCAACATGGTCGTCCCCAAACGCAATGATATACATATCGCGTAATAGAGACCTGACTTCCAGGATCTGATCATTCACAATATCAAATGAGTCATAATGACTTTGAATTGAAGCCATGTGCAAAATCATACGATTTGCACAAGTGTTGCAAATACTAGTTAATAAATACCCACTAGGAGTTGTACCCAACACAGAGTACATGACACTGTATATATACACTTTAACGCCATCAACCCATTTGGTAGCAAATGATCTATTGATCACAGACTTGGTACCAGCAGCCACATCGAGCTTTATGTCCCCATGAGTCACAAGCACTTCAGATAGTAGGGTGTCCATAACCGTAAATTCAACATCTAAGAGATCCTCCTCGGGTACTTCTCTCATCATTGTGGTTGGTGGTATCAAGCTATGAACAGTAGTAACGTGATAGGGATTATACATATCAGCC